TGCTAAGATTATCAAATATACTTTTACACCTGCACAAAGAGCAGTTGTCTATAAGATTTTAGAGAAAGAGAGATACAGAGAATAATGACACCAATGGAACAATTAAAGAGAGCAATAGAATTAGCAGGAGAAGAAAATATGGGAATCACAGATGATTTTGACAGTAAACCAATTACATTCACTTTTAGATTAAATGACAAAGAAGAACTAAAGAAACCTCCACTGGGAGTAAAACCATTTGACCTCTGAATAGAACAGAGACAAGAAGAATTATGGGAAGCAATCAAGAGAAGTGAACACTACCCAGAAGACTATATAGAAGAGTGGTCATTTTTGGATGAGATGAGAAGAGAGTGGAAGTTTAGAAAGAATGAGATGGAGTTTTAGAGATGTAGATGACACATGAAGAAAAAGAAAAACGATTCAATGAGATATATGAGAAATACGATAAATTAGTCTGGTGACACTTGCATCACTCTTTAGTTGGAGACAAAGCAGACTTAGAAGATGTAAACCAGTTAATATGAATGGGCATCTGAAAAAGTGTAGATAAAATACTCCCTGGTAAAGAACATGCATTTGTATATAGAGTTATTCAGAACCAGATAAAGAAGTATATCTACTATAGGACAAGAGACAGGAAATCAAGAGGTATCACTACTGAGAACAGTGAAGGTGATGAGTACACATTAGCAGATATATGTAAAACTCTTACACATTCCAATGACTTTGAATACTTGGAACTATTAGACACTATAGAGTCTGCATTAACTGAACAAGAGTTTGAAGTATTTATTGAATACTTTCAAGGATGTAACCTTACAGACTTAATGAAACACTTTCATCTTGGTATTTACAGTATGAATGAAATACTGGAATCTATAAAGGTAAAACTATCAGATGTTTTCAATGAAGAAGCAACACTTCCATACATCATCAGAAGAAAACCAAAAAAGTAATATTTTAACTGCTCGATGTATTATATAAATGTAAGACCTTTATGTAAGGTTTCTAGTCATTTTTATTTCTCTTTATTTAGGGGGTAGCAATACCCCCACTTTTTGAATTATGCAAGAAAAAGAAATTGGACAAGCACAAATAAAAAAGTGAACTGAACTTCATCCTGAAGAAGCAAAAGCAGCACGATTAAAAGGTAGTGAAAAGGGTAATAAAATCAAGTCAGAGAAAGCAACTTTTAAAAAGTTACTGAAGACTGCACTTGAAATGAAAGATGACTCTGGACTTACTAACAAAGAAAAGATGGTTTATGCCATTATTGAGAAAGCAATCAATGGGGATAATAAATCATTTGAAATAGTCAGAGACACAGTTGGTGAAACTATAGCACAACAGATAGAAGTAGGAACAAAGAACACTATTAACATAAGAATAGATGGAGATAAACCTGAATCTGAGTAGTGACATTTTTAATGAAAAGTTTCTTCCATTGTTAACCGATTACACTCACAGATGAGAAGTGTATATGGGTAGTGCTGGTTCTGGTAAGTCATACCATATTGCTGAAAAGATAATCATCAGATGTTGCACAGAAGAAATTAGATGTATGGTCTGCCGTAGATATGCCACTACAATTAGGCAGACCTGTTTTGAGTTGTTTAAAGAAATTCTTTCTAACTGAAAGATAAAAGAATATATAGACATTAATGAAGGTGACATGAGAATCAAGTTCCCTAATGGTTCTCTCATTTTCTTCAGTGGTTTAGATGAAGAGACTAAATTACTTTCTTTAGTAAATGTTTCTGTTGTATGGGTAGAAGAGACATTTGAGTGTTCACAAGACATGATAGAACAACTCAATCTCCGTATGAGAAGTAAAGTACCCAATCAACAAATCATTCTATCTTTTAACCCAATCTCCAGTCAGTCTTGGTTGTATGAGTTTGTAAACAATCCTCCAAAAGACTTTATCTATCATCATTCTACATTCAGAGACAATAAGTTCTTAGATAGTGCAAACAGAGAATCTATAGAAGAACTGAAAGACAGAAATCCTCAAAAGTGGAGAATCTTTGGTCTTGGTGAATGGGGAATCAATACAGATGGATTAGTTCTTCAAAACTGGGAAGTACAACCTCTTAATGAATCAGAATTAGCAAGTAAGTTTGAACACAGAACTGGAGCAGACTTAGGATTTGTAGACCCAACAACAATTCTGAGTACATTCTGGGATAAAGAAAAGAATGTTATCTATGTAACTAGGGAATACTACAAAACAGGTATTCAACTAGATGATATATTTAATGCTATTGTCAACATGGGTTTATCAAAGTCAGTCATTTGGTTTGATAGTGCAGAACCTAGAACCATTGATTATTTCAAGAGAAAAGGTATTAAAGCAAAACCATGTATCAAAGGAAGAGACTCAGTAAAGGCAGGTCTCTCTTTTTTACAGAATCACAAGATAATTGTAGACAATAGTTGTAAAAACCTTATTATGGAACTTTCCAATTTCTCATACGAAAAAGACAGAAAGACAGGTAAGTTCTTGGAAGATAAGTATACCCATGAGTTCTCACATGCAATAGATGGTCTCAGGTATGCTTATTCAGATATATACACCAAGTCTAATTTACGGACTTTGGATAAATCAATACTAGCAATATAAAAGGAGAAACCAATGTATCTTATCGAAAAAGGAAAAGATTTGGGACCTGATTACTTAGGAAAATTACTTCCACTGTTTCAGACCAAAGAACTACCTAAACTTAACAAGTGAAAGAAGTATTATGACGGAAGACATAAGATTCTTCAGAAACCAGACAGAGATGGAAAACCAGTAAACAGAATAGTAGTTAACTATGCATATGACATAGTAAAGAATTATCAAGGTTACCTTACTGGAGTTCCAATTACCTATGAAAATGATGATGAAGCATTTCAGAAGTTATTAGATGTACTCAATTACAATGATGTTGAGTCAGAAGACAGTGAATATTTAAAAAATGCTCTCATTTATGGAGTTGCTTATGAAATCAATTACATTGATGAAGAGAATGAACAGAGGTTCAGATTATTTGACTCCAGAGAGTGCATACCTGTCTATGAAAACAATTTAAACAATGACCTTTTATATGTGGTCAGATTCTATAGAGAAGACTTATTAGATAAGTCAAATGAAAACTATATTGTAGAAGTCTACGGACCTAGTGATGTGAAAACATATAGGTCTTCTATGGGTTTTGTATCTTTTGAACTGATAAATGTAGAACCTCATTTCTACGGACAATGCCCAATCACAGTATTCAAGATTGATGATGAAGTATCTATCTTCAATCAGATTATGTCTTTACAAGATGGTTATAACAACCTCATGTCAGACATAGTTGATGATGAAGATAGTTTTGCTGATGCCTATTTAGTTCTCAAGGGTCTCACTGCTGATGAAGAAGATTTAGCAAAGATGAAACAGAACAGGGCATTAATAATGGATGTGGATGCATCTGCTGAGTTCTTAACAAAAGATGCAAGTGATACAAGAACAACAGAGACATTACAGACATTCAATGACCAGATTTATCACATAAGTGGTTGCCCAGATTTCAGTGATGAGAAGTTTATGGCACAGTCTGGAATTGCTCTCAGATATAAGTTAGTTGCATTTGAGAATATGGCATCAACTATAGAAAAACAAATGAAGAAGGCACTCCAGAGAAGACTGGAACTTATAAGTGCAATCTTCTCACTCACAGATGATGCCCCATGGCAAGATTGTGAGATTAAGTTTACCAGAAACTTACCTATCAGTCTTGAACCTACTACACCAGATGAACTTAATAGTTATCGTGGTCTCGTTAGCAACTACACATTACTTTCATTATTACCTTTTGTTAAAGACCCAGATATTGAGATGGAACTGGTCAATAATGAAAACTCATATGATTTATTTGCTAATGAAGAAGAGGAGAGAGATATAGATGAAGACGGAGAAAATCAGTAATTCAGATAAAGCATTTGCTTATTATCAGTTTATAGGAATGATTCCACCTGATGCTAAAAGATTTGATTGAGTAATGCACCATATGGATATAACCCTTAAAGATAATGACCCTGAGAGATATAAACAGTTTAACATCTACGATGTTATTCCTGTTTTAAGAGGTCAACACACCATAATTCATAAAAAAGATAAACCTGGGTTTAGTCCTACTGAAGAATCAAAAAAGAAACAATCTGAATCAATGAGGGGTAGGAAGTTTACTGAAGAGCATAAAAAGAAAATAAGTGAGTCTATGAAGGGTAATACCAATACAGTAGGCAAGAGTTGGACTCTTTCAGATGAAACCAAAAAGAAGATTGGTGATTCTCGTAGAGGCAAGAAATGTAGACTGGTTGACGGTAAGAGGGTTTATTACAATGCGTAGTCTAGACTATTGGGTTCTGAGAGCAAGTAGAGAAAAGAACTTAGATATAGCAATTGAAGAACTGATAAAAGAACTTCAAAGATGTTATTTGAAGTCTGCAAATGATTTGATACCCAAGTTAGAAAAACTCTATCTGGAAATACTCAGTGACACCAAAGGTGAAGTACTGATTTCTCATTTGTATCAGTACAACAGATACTATGACATTGTTAATGAGATAAATGAAGAGTTGAGAAATCTTGGATTTAAAGAAGCAGTACTTTTTGAAGATGAACTTACTGGAGTTTATGAGTACAACAGGAAACTTATAAATCCTTCTTGGAATCTTGCTATTAATAAGTCGGCAGTAGAAGAGACTATAAACAGAATCTGGGTTGGGGATGAGAATTGGTCAAGTAGAATCTGGAAGAATACCAATAAACTGTCTCAGACAGTCAGAGAGTCATTGATACAAACATTTGCTACTGGAAGTACTACAGATGATTTTGTTAAGAACTTAATGAAAGATTTTTCTGTAAGTTATAACCAAGCAAAGACATTAGCAAGAACAGAATTAGCACATTGTGCTACACAGGCAACAATAGATGGATATATAGAAATGGGGGTAACTCAATACAAAGTTATAACCGAGAAAGATTGTTGTGAAGAGTGTAATGATTTGTCTAATAAAGTGTTCGATATTAATGACCCAGAAGGGTATGTACCGATGCATCCAAACTGTAGGTGTAGCATAGTGGCAATCGTGTAAAAGTCATATTTTTGGTTGCTCACTGTATAGTATATGTAGTAAAGGATTTCACACAATAACTTAGAAAGGGATTAGAGATGGAAGACTTAGAAAACACAAATGAACAGGGTCAAGAAGTTGAAACTGTAACAATGACAAAAGAAGAACTCAATGCTCTTCTTCAGAAAGAGGGAGACAGAAGAGTTACTAGTGCATTGGAAAAACAAAAGAAAAAGAATGATGCACAACTCAAAGAAGCAGAGAAGTTAGCAAAGATGGATGCTGACCAGAGATATGCCTATGAGTTGGAACAAAGAGAGAAAGCAATTGAAGAAAAAGAAAGAGAATTAGCACTCGCAGAGAACAGAAATGTTGCTGGTAAGATACTAGCAGAGAAAGGTCTTTCATTAGACTTAGTTGATTTTGTTGTGGCAGAAGATGCCGAGACAATGAACAACGCAATCAATAAATTAGATAGAGCATTTAAGAAGAGTGTTAAAGAAGAAGTCACAAAGAGGATAGGTTCTTCAGTTCCAAAGAAGAGTGAAGTAGAACCAAATACTCTTACCAAAGAACAATTCAATAAGTTATCTCTCGCAGAATTACAGAAGTTAAGAAATGAAGACCCAGATGTATTTGAGTCTTTAAGTAATTAGGAGATATTATGGCAGATTATGAATTTAAAGGGTATGACAATTTCGTACTCGAAAACAAGATTAAGTCTATTCTTGATACAAAATTAGACTTCAATAGATTTATGACACCTGATTATTCCTTAGTTGAAGAACCGGGAATGATAAAGAAGATTCACAGATATATTGGTACTGGTGAAGTTGATGACCTTGAAAGAGGAGAAGGAAACACAAACTTTGTAGATGCTGAGTTTACAGAAGATGAGTACACAGTTTCCAGAACACAGGGTCAGGCAAGATACTATGATGATGACATCATGGCAGACCCAGTTCTTATCGATGCAAAAGTTAAGTACCTTGCAGAAGGTATGGTAAATGACTGAACAAAGAAAGCAATTGCAGAGTTCCAGAAGTCAACTAATACTGCTGAAATCACAGATTGGTCTCTCGCAGATTTTGCTGATGCTATTTCTGTATATGCAGAAGAGTATGAGTCTCAAGAAGGTCTCTTCTTCCTCGTTGGAATGAAGCAAGTTCCCGCAATCAGAAAGGCACTTGGACTTAACCTTATGTATGTAGAAGACTACATCAGAACTGGAGCAGTTGGTGCAGTTCTTGGAGTTCCTATTTATACTTCTAAGGCACTTGATAGTCTTGAAGATGATTCTGAAGGAACACCTATTGGATTCCTTGCAACAAGAGAAGCAGTTACTGCTTTCATTAAGAAAGATGTCAGAGTAGAACAGGGCAGAAACATCGACACCAAGGAAAACATGATTGTTGCTGACAGATATGCTGTTATTGCTCTCACAGACGAGACAAAGTGCGTAAAACTCATAGAAGCATAGTAGGAAGGGGGTACTAATATGTCCCTTGCGACTAGATTAGAAAACAGAATACAAGGTGCAGTTGATTTACTCAAAAGACCTAAGGGTAAAGTAAATATGACTTGGTTAATGAGTGAGAATGAACTGCTCACTCAAGACCCACTTCCAACTTTTATACTTGCAGATAAAGAAGAGTATATTGCATGTGCAATCTCTGGAATGCCTGATGCAGACTTAACTGTATTTGTAAATGGTGCAGTAATTGTAGATGACTTAAAGTTAGACTCTAATGGTGAGAATGCTTTAAAGTTAGACCTCAGAGATGGTGATGTAGTAAAAGTAATAACTTCATTAGAAGGTTATAAAGATGCTGAAGTTAGTGAGACTTGGGTAGAACCAATTCCAGACTTTATTCTTAAGGGTATTTCAGCAATACTTTCGGGGAGTGATGTCACAGTAATTGCAGATGTACAAGATGCAGAAGGTCGTTCAGTATCTGTAAAACTTGATGTATATCTCAAAGACAACTACACAGTACTGTTAGGTAGTAATACATCTCCTGAACCAACAGTTACAATTGATGCAGTTGAACATGAACTGTCTGAGAATATGAAACTTTTCTGTCAGTTATCTAAGAATGAAACTGTTGTAAAAGAAATTGCAGTTATAGAATTGGCAGATGTTCCTTATGGGACAATAACCAGTACAACAGAAGAAATATCAGTTGCTACTACAGTTGCTGGAGTTAACCTCATAGTTGTCGACCCAGTCTATAGTGACCCTGAAGATGACTATTGGGCAACTGCTAATTCAAATAAACCTAATTGGGGTATAGGTGGTTCAGGATGTCATGATTCATATGAGAGTAGTGAAGGTATTGAACCTGCATATATAAAGTATGCATCTGATTCTAGACCTAACCAAGGTACTACATTACAGTTAACAATTAGTTGTGAAGGTTACAATACAGTACAAACTACTGCATTAGTAAATCAGGCATAACCACAGTAAAGGAGGACATCTATAGATGTTAGAACAATTAAAACTGCTTCTTGAAATAAATGATGACTTACAGGATGATGTCCTCTTATCAATCTTGGAAATTGTTTCTCAAGAGTTCAGAGATTACTGTAGAAGAGATGACATAGATAAGTTTTCTTCTCTTATAGTTAACATGGCAGTCTTCAGATATAACCAGATTGGAAATGAGATGCTAGAGAGTGAAAACTACTCAGATATTAGTTTCAAATACTCTATGGATTATCCTGAAAATATACAAAGACAGTTAAGAAATTGTAGAAAGTTGATGGTGATTTAATGCCAGCAATTAATAGACAATGGAAGACAGTCACTAAGTTGACCTATGACAATACAACTGATGATTATGGGCAACTTAGACAGGGAGAACCAGAGACAGAACTGATTTCAGTAATATGGACTCAATACAGTCAGAAGAATGTGAATAATCCCAATTATACAGATATTGAGATTGAAGCACTGACTGTTGCAGACTTAAATGGTGGAGACCAGATTCTTAAAGATGGGGTCATCTATGATGTCAAATTCACTATCCCCGGCAAGTATAACCAAATCTTTTTAAAGAGACATTCAGATGTTGAAGTTTAAGGTAATTCCCCCAAAAGATTTACCCTCTATAGATATTACAAAATGCTTGATTAAGAGTTGTCTACTGGTAGAAAACTCTGCAAAAGAGAAAGTACCAGTAGACACTGGGGCATTGAGAAGAAGTATTACTTCTGAAGTAAAAGAAAAAGAGGGAGTAGTTGGAACAAATCTCTTATATGCTCCATATGTGGAGTTTGGAACTGGTTTGTTTGCAACTAATGGAGACGGAAGAAAAACACCTTGGAGTTATCAAACCGCAGATGGTGAATGACATTATACAACTGGTATGTCTCCACAACCTTTTCTCGGTCCTGCACTAGATGAGAACAAAGATAAGATAATAAATATTTTCAATGAAGCAATAAAGAAAGGATAGATATGTTAGACATTTTACCAGAAGTAAAACAACACTTGGAATATGTACTTCCAGTGTATTCAGAAACTACTGAAATGCCAGTATCTAGTCCTTGCATTTCGTATTTTCTTTATAACGATACCCAGAGAGAAACTGGGGATACGATAATATATTCAGAAATTACAGTTTGTATAAAAGTATGAGACCACAATATAGGAAACATGATGGCAAACACTCTTACCGTAGATGAAGTAATGAGATTAAACGGTTATAAAAGAGTAAGTGTAAACACTCAACAAAACGATGGTTTATATTGCAACATCATACTCTATAGGGGTCTTGGTAAAGAGTTTTTATAGAAAGGTATAAATTATGGCAGAATTACATTCTGGAGTTCTTACTAAAGGTATAGAACTTAGATATAGGGTACCTGATAGTGAAGGTGAGTTTGATGGAGATTTTATTAAACTTGATGACCTTCAGGAAATCCCCGATTTAGGTGGAACAACAGATACTGTTGAAGTCACTACATTTGATGATGCTGCACACATGTTTATTAAGGGTCTTCTTAGTTATGGAGATTCAGTAGACTTTACATTCCTCTATGCATCTGACCAGTTCACATTACTTTCTTCAATGGATGGTCAGTATGAGTGACAGGTATATCTTCCAGAGGATGCTGCAGGTAATAGTGGTATTACTTGTACATTCGTAGGAGAGTGTGCTGTAAGAATCAATGGACAAGGAACAAATGAAGCAATTCAGTACACACTTCAGTTAACTCCGTTGTCTACAATGACATTCGAACAGGCAGATTAGTTAACCCATGGGTAGTAGGGTAGGGAGTAATTCTCTCTCTGCTCTCTACCCTCATTTTATGTAAGGAGAGAGAAATATATGTATACAGAATTTGTAGTTGGAGATAAAGTTTATAAACTTAGACTTACTACTCTTTCACTCATCAATATAGAGAAAGCATTAGGTTACAATCCAGTTCAGTTATTCATAAAGATGAAAATGGATGAGATACCAAAACTTAAAGACTTACTCATAATCTTACAAGGAATGTTAGAACCACTTCAACATGGAACAACATTTGAAAAGACTTGTGAGATTTTTGATAAGTACACAGAGAGTGGAAACACTCAGTTTGATTTAATACCTTTGTTCTTACAGGTATTCACAGATGCAGGATTCCTTAGAGATGAGGAAGAAGAGGAAGAAGTAAAAAACGCATAGAGGAGAGTGATGAAAAACTCTCCACTCTTATTTATGAACTACTTCAACAATCAATAGATTGTGGATTAGCAGAGGATAAGTTTTGGTCAATGACTCTCGGTGAAATAACCAGATTCATAAAAGGTTACATTCACAGAGAAGAAAGAGAAGCAAGATTCAGGGCATCAATGGATTATGCATTAGCAACCACTATATGTTCTGGAATCAGTTCTATCTTTGGTGGTGGACATATGCCAGAGATTCATGAAGTATACCCATCACTGTTTGAAGAGAAGAACAAAACTTCTCAGTCAGTTGCTAACTTCATCAACTTTGCTAACGATTTCAATAGACGATTTAAAGGTAAAAAGAATGACTCTAGAACAACTGAAAGTAATAATTAGTGCTGATGATAGTAAGTTTCAGAAAGCACTGAAGAATGTTGAAAAGTCAATAAAGAACATACCTGCTAATACTTCTGTTGGAAGTGGTTTTGACAGTGCAACTAAGAAAGTATATGACTTTGCAAAAGTCTATAACAATGCCTTAGATGCCATATATGAACAGACTCACCATACTGCTGAGAAGGCAAGAAAAGAGTGAGTTGCCCAGATAGACAGTATCATAGAGAACACCAAAGTGAAGATGTCTTATCTTCAAGGAATGTTTAGAGATACTGGATTCTCTGAATATTGGGGAACTCAGATTGATGATACTGATGCATATTTAAGAAAACTCAGAGAGTATAGGGATGCAGTTTCTAATGGATTTGTAGATATAGATACAACTCAGTTAGAAGAGATTCCTAGGGCAGTTGAAGAAGCAACCAAGACTATAGAATCTATGGACTTGAGGATGGAAGCAACTGTAGATATAGATGCAGACCAACTCAAACAATCTGAAGGTGTTTTAGATGCAATAAGACAGGCACTTGAGAGAATCAGAGAACTCAAAATACAACCTGTCACTCCAGAATCATTAGCATTAATCAAAGAGTATAAGAGTCAGGTTAATAGTCTTATTGGTGTTTGGGGAAAACTTCAAAAAGGTCAGAACCTCTCAACCATTCAATTATCTAGAGATTATCTCAAGAATCAACAACCAGAGTTATACAATGAGATGCTTTCCACTTATGGAATGAAACAACCAAAACCTCAGAAGGACAGTTCTGGAACTGACTGGAAGAAGTTAGGTGGAACTATTACAAGAGCAACTCTGGGTGTTAGAAGTTTATTCTTCTTTGTCAGAAAGATTGTATCTCAAAATGAGTATCTTTCTAATGCAGTAAATATGATGTTTGAAACTATTGCTGGTGTTCTTAAACCAGTTTTAGACTTCATAGCATCACTTATAGTTGGACTTGCAAAGATACTTGGAAGAATCTTCAAAGTAGAAGTTGGTGTTGGTGTTAACACTGGTGCTACTGCTTCTAATACTGAAAAACAACTTACTATTGCAAGATTTGATGAACTTGAAGTTCTCAATAGAGCAAGTGGTGGTTCTATTGGTGGTGGTCTTTCTTCTGGTTATGCAGATTGGTTAGATAGAATTGATGAAAAACTCAAGAAGATATATGACCTTATCGACAAACTCAGAGGAACAATAGATAAGGCAGATTTACCAAATAGTGATGATACTGTAGAGGGTATTATAGCATCTGGTGCATCTGGTTCTCAGTCTCCATCTGGAATTGGTTTCTCTTGGGGAACTAACAAAGATAATGAGACAATTGAGAATGTCTATGAAGCATGGGAAGATGCAAAGGTTGATTGGGTACTTAATCAGTTAGAGAAAATCAAGACTGGTTTTAAGAATCTGAAAGAGAGTATCAAACAACAGAATGAAGAGATTGCCCAAAACACAATGGAAGAGACCGATAGGCAAGTCGAAAAATGGATAACCTTCGGTGAGACCTTAAAAGTGAAATGGGAAGAACTCAAACAGAAGTATGCTGAAAATAATGCAGCAGAAACTGAGAGAACTATTCAAGAGACAGAAAGACAGATTGAAGCATGGAAGAACTTCAAGTCTAAAGTTGAAGAAACTTGGGGAAGTCTGAAAACCAAGTTCCATGAAGTCTGGGAAGGTATAGTTACTAAGGCAACAGAAGTCTGGGAAAGAGTTAAAGAGTCTTGTATCAATGCATTTGAGAAAGTAAAGACTGCAATACTCAATGTTCCATCTGCAATTCAACAGATGGCAACTAATGCTTGGAATGGTATCAGGAACTTTGGTAATAACATTATTTATGGTGTTGAGACTGCATTGAATAATATCATTTGGAAGATAAACAATTCAGGACTTGTGAATATTCTCAGTAAAGTCTTTGGAGAAGGTTTCCAAGTTGGTTATGTAAGTATTCCTAGACTTGCAGGTGGTGGTGTTATCAAGTCACCAACAGTAGCACAAATGGGTGAATACCCAGGTGCATCATCTAATCCAGAAATAGTTGCTCCTCAGTCAATACTTAAAGAAACCATTGATGCATCTAATGGTGAATTAGCAAGTGTATTTGTACAAGTTGGTAGACAACTTATAGATGCAATTAATAATAAAGATTTGGAAGTCAATTTAGATGACAAGACAATTGCAAAGAGTGCCTCTAGAGGAAATAGGGCATATCAATTAGCAACAGGTCAGTCACTGTTTTAGGGGGTAGTATATGAGTGCATATTTAACAAATAAAGCAAACATAATCATTAGTGTGTCTGCTACCCCCACTGCGACGGAGATTTCTAATCAGTTTTCACCAATGGCATGTAAACCATCTTTTGAAAGTCTTGCAACTGAAGACAGTGGAAGAAGTGATGATGGTGTTATGCATATTTATTGGGTAAAGAACAGATACAGAAAGTTAGAAATCACTCTGAGACCAGATACACCTTCTAATGTATCAAAGATACTCAAACAGGTTATGGGTAAAGAGTATTACATAACTTACTGAGATATTGTTGATGATGCTGAAGAGACCAGAAAAGTGTATACTTCTAACTCTTCAACTGATTGGTACAGTGGTGTTGTTATGAATGGATTGCTGAAAGAAACTACTTTTTCGGCAATTGAATTAGCAGGTGAGAACGCATAATGGGTAATAGAATTATTAATAACACTACTTCCACAACATATAATGATAGTGAACTGTATGGTGGAGTTGAGTATCAAAGAGTACTCAACTCTGATACTAATTTACAGATTGGAGATGTAAGTAGTGCTTCTATAAAGTTTAAGGTCAAGACGAACTCTTTTACAGTGGATGATGAATTATTTTACTATATCGACTCTGGTGCTTTGGTATTAATCGGTATCTTCTTCGTAACTGATATAGTAAAAGGTAAGACTGATTACACGATAACTGCATATGATGCTGTTTCAAAATTAGATTTTGACAGTACAGAATGAAAACAGAGTTTAGTTCTTCCTATGACTCTAAAACAAGTCTTCCAGAGTATCGGTACTCACTTAGGAATCCAGACTGCAACTAATAACTTTGTTAACTATGATGTGAATTTCAACACTAACTATTTAGATGATGGGTTATCTTTCAGACAAGTCGTTTCTTACATAGCACAATGTGCTGGTGGATTTGCTTATATGGATAACTACTATATGACTATAAAACCATTTAATCTGAATAGTAGTTTTAGAACATTTACCAGTGCAAATTATAAGAGACTGGAATTAGCAGACTATACAGTGAAACCAATAGATGCAGTCTGGTTGGGGATGGAAGATGGGGATGTTGGTACTATCTACACAGAAACCAGTGACCCAGAGAATATCTTCAGAATATACAATAACCCATTCTTATACATAGATAATGACAATACACAAGCAGATATAGAGACTGCATTACATAACATCTATGATGTACTTAAAAACTACACTTACATTCCATTCAAATTAGAGACATTCTTAGTGAGTGCAGGTAAGTGGGATGGGAAGAAGATAACTATAGATGGAGATGACTATATTCCGTTTTCAGTGTCTTGGAATAAGTCTGGGATGACTTTTGAGAGTACTGGAGAACCAGACAGAAATAAAGTTCAGATGTTCTCTTCAGCAGAACAGAGAATGAGTGGTAAGTTCAACATATTCTCCAGAGAAATAGATGAGACCAGAAGTGAAATAGGAAATGTAGAAGGTCAAGTATCTACTCTTTCTCAAACAGTTGATGGTGTCCGTATTGACTTACAATACAACATAGACCAACTAGGAGAAGACTTAGAGGAACATGCAGTTCAGCAAAGACAGTTTATAAGATATGGTGTTGATGGTCTGGAACTTGGAAAAGAGAATGACCCAATCAAAGCAAACCTTACTAACTCAGAATTAGCATTTAGTAACCAGTCAACAAAAGTTGCCTATATATCTTCAGATGAACTCTATACATCAAAAGTAAAGATAGTAGGACCTCAACAAAATAATTACAATGCACAACTCTTCATTGGTGAATGGCAGTTCATCAGAAGAGATGACGGCAGTTTAGATATAAAGGTAGGATAGTATGGCATTATCAGGTAGTTTTACAACATCTGCATCTGGAAATTATGCTTTAAGTTATTCCACTCTTACTTTTAACTGAAGTGCTACACAAGATATAGCACTCAATAAATCAGTAGTAAGTTGGAGTCTTAATGTTTCTACTGGTGGTGGAACATACTTCTCCAGATATGTGAAAATAAATGGAACTGTAAAGTACGGATATGGTGTACCTTATCAAGATTATTCACCATCAGGTACTTATTACAACAGTGGAACACAATTAGCATCTGGTTCATTTACCATTTATCACAATAATGATGGTACTGGTTCATTCTCAGTTGATGTAGGTGGTTGTCTCCAATATTCATACTGGTATATGAACCCATCTTATCGAGGATATGGACAAGCAGACACTGGAAACTGGAATACAAAAGGTTCAACATCAATTACTCTGGATGCTATACCAAGAAATCCAGCAACCATTAGTGCCACTGTTTCTAATACCAAGTATGAGAGTAATACTTATGTGGTAGGTGGTTATTCAACATCTACAATTACAGTAAGTGCAACAATGGGAGATGCCCCATCTATTACAAAGTACATTGTAAAGAGAGGGACAGAAGTATTAAAAGAAAGTGCCAGTAGTCCTATATCATTCACTGTTCCTAATGTGAGTGGAAACTCTCAGAGTATTACATATACAGTTCAAGCAATAGATAGTTATGGTCTTTATTCCAATGTGTATACTTGCACAGCATTTACTGCTTACAAATATACCCCCGGTGGATTTACTTCAGCACCTTTATCACAGAGATGTCTTAATGATGGGACATTAGATGAAGAAGGTCAGTATGCTAAATGTCAAATCTCATTCCAGAACTCAAAGATTGGAACTAACAATATTACAACAACATGTAAAGCAACAATAAGTTCTTATTCTGGACAGACTACAACTTCTCCATTGAATGTTGTAATAGGGAATGGTTCTTTAGCACAGTCTAGTTCTTATACAGTTACTTATTCTTTATCAGATGCCCTTGGAAATAACTTTATTACTAGTACAGATACTATATCTGTAAGTTTCCATACTGCTAACTTCCATAGTACTGGAAGAAGTGTTGCATTTGGACAGGCAGCAACTGCACCAGTAAATAATAAGGGTTTCTTTGATGTCAGTAATATGACATTCAGAATAGACAGAAATGAGTTAGTAGACCTGATTTATCCAGTTGGTGCTATCTATATGTCAGTCAACTCAACAAACCCATCTACTTTACTAGGTGGTACTTGGGTAAGAATTACAGACACTTTCTTATATTGTGGTACTGATTCTGGAACATATGAAGTAGGACAGAGTGGTGGTAGTAAGAACTCTGTAGCAAAACATAGTCACCAGATGAATGGTGCAACAATGATTTGGACTGGAAGTGGTAATACTGCATACCCTGGGAGTGGTACTGCTATGCAGTCTTGTGACTGGCAAGGTGGAACTTACTATGACGGACAGACAGGTATTGATGATGGTAATATGCCACCTTGGTTATCAGTTTATGTTTGGAAAAGGACGGCATAAATTATGGATGGAAAAGTGATAATTGCTATTTTGGGGAGTAGTGCATTTTCTGCCTTAGTTGGTGGGTTGGTCACTTACTTTACCCAAAAGAGAAGAGATAAAGATAATAAAAATGATATGGTTCTTCTCCTGTGTGCATCAATATTAACGATGTTGGGAGAAGGTTCAATACAAGATGGAAGTATACCATTTGCAAAGGCAAAACTCTTCAAGAACCTTTATAAGATGTATAAAGAGTTCCCTGATGCAGATGGATATATAGACTTGGTGAATCAAAAGGTAACACAGTTACCTCTCAAGGAGGACTAGAAGAATGGTTAGAGTTAGTGGAAATAACATTTATCTCACAAAGGGAGACTCTTTGAATGTAGTTATTAAACTAACATATGCAGATGGAACAGAGTATGAACCAGTAGAGAATGATTATCTCAGATTTGCAGTCAAAGAAGACTTTGAAGATGAAGAACCAATAATACTCAAAGAGATTCCAGTAGATACTATGTTACTCTCTTTAGAACCTGTTGATACAGAGTTCTTAGAACAACCTTGTTCATTATGGTATGACATAGAAATGACCTTTGCAGACGGAACTGTATGTACTGTTATTCCAAAGTCAAGATTATATATTTGTGAGGAGGTTCACTAATATGAATATAAAAAATGGTCTTTATCCAGTAGTCAAAGGGTCTATAGAAGGCATCAGAGGACCTGCAGGTAAAGATGGTGCTAAAACATGAGAAGAACTGGAAGACAAACCATTTGAATCTATAGGAAGTGGACTTTCAGTAGATAGTGAAGGTGTTCTTTCTTCAACTGGTGGTTCTGGTGGTGCATCAACTTGGGATGACTTAGAAGGTAAACCATTTGAAAGTATCGGAAACTGACTTTATGTAAACGATAATGAAGAGTTGTGTACCGATATTGATTGGTATGATGTTTACGATAAACCTTTTGAAGGTCTTGGAGATAATCTTTGGGTAGACCAAGATAGTAATTTAT